CTAAAGCATAATAACCAATAGCGACTGCTCCAGTTACTGTATTATTTATTGCTCCTCCCATCGCAAAATTTCCTATTGCGACATTTTGAGTAGAGGCTAAAGAATTAGCATCTGCATCTGTATTAGCAAAAGCTCTGTCTCCTATCGCAACATTGTTTGCTCCAGTATGTGTTAAACCTGCTTGATGTCCTATAAAAGTTGAATTTGCACCGGTAGTTAAAGCTCTTCCTGCTTGGTATCCTATTGAAGTTTGATTTGCTCCTGAGGTTAATGCCAGATTTGCTTCATGACCGATTGAGACTGAACTACTACCAGTAACATTTTCTCCTGCACTATGACCAATCGCGACATTGTTTGAACCACTAACTAAATCATTTAATGCAAAACCACCTATTGCAATATTCTTATCACCAGTAGTGAGACTTCCTAAAGCAGAATATCCTAATACATGGTTATGCTCTGCTCCATCTAAAGCACCTGCCATAGTGTTATATCCAACTGCTGTATTATATCGAACAGAATTTGAACCCCAAATTCCACCACCCGAACCTCTACCAATGAATGTACATCTTGTCATATCGGGATTATTAGTTCCTAATCCATCACAAGCCTCTGTTCCAATTACTACGCTTTCAGATATTGCACCAGTACCATTTCTTAATGCCCATGCTCCAAGTACTGTATTATTACTAGAACTTGCATTAGCAAATCCACCAGCAATCGCACCAACAACTGTATTGCTATTCATAGTCCCAGTAGCATCATCAAAAGATTGATATCCAATGGCGGTATTCCAATTTCCAGTTGTGCTTTGTTCACCAGCTTGGTATCCCACAAATGTATTCTGTTGTCCATCTGTAATAGACATTCCCGATTGATACCCTATTGCAACTGTTCCATCTGCATCACTAGCGTGATTTATAGCATAACCAGCACGATACCCAATTAATATTAATTCATCTCCAGTTGTGTTTTGCCCACCTGCTTCTGTACCTATAAAAATATTGTGATGACCTTCAGTTGTGTGTAATCCACAATCAAATCCAATTCCTACATTATTACCACCAGTTGTTAGGGCTGGTAATGACGACCTTCCTACTGCAGTGTTTTGAACGCCAGTATTTACACTATCTAAACTTCTCATGCCAATAGCTGTATTTTTAGAACCAGTCGTTACACTTAGTAGTGAATGATACCCTACGCCAACATTGTCATCTCCGTCTGTGATTGCTTTTAAAGATTGGTATCCAATCGCAACATTAAGACTAGCGTCATTTCCAGTTGATGCTCCCATCATAGATTGATATCCAAGAGCGGAATTACCTCCCCCATCATCCATAAACCTACCTGAATTATGACCTATGTAAGTGTTATTATTTTCAGTTTCTAAAGTAGCACCTGAAGCCTCACCTATTGCTACATTAGCAATTCCACTAGTTAATGCTCCTAAAGCATCAGTTCCTATTGCAACATTTGATGAAGCATCTACTAAGGCATCTAATGAACCACTACCAATCCCAATATTAAAACCACCAGTAGTAGCTAGTTTTAAACTTTCATACCCGATTGCTACATTGCCATGAGCAGTTGTTATAGCTGATAATGCATTATATCCAACACCTACATTGTTAGTTCCAGTAGTAATCCCAAACATTGCCCTATAGCCAACCGATGTATTATTAGAATGTGAATTATCACTTACACCATGTTGTGCTTGGTATCCTATTGCAGTATTATAACTACCAGTTTGATTATAAAAAAATGATGCTCTACCAACAGCAGTATTTTGTGTTCCACTTGTATTTCGATTACCTGCTTTTTCACCAACAGCAGTATTACTATCACTTGTTGTTACAGGTAAACAATCACCACCAATAGCAACATTTTGAAAATTACTAACACCCGATAATAATGCACTATTTCCAATAGCTACATTATTTCCTCCTGTAGTTAGATTAACTCCAGCTTTAAAACCAAGAAGAGTGTTGTAATCTCCTTCTGTAATACTAAAACCAGCTTGATATCCAACTGCAACATTATAATCTGCATCATTCATCGCACCTTGTAATGTTTGATATCCAACCCCTACATTTCCATTAGATGCTCCTGTTGTCCAATTACCACCGCCCGAAACATAACCAATAAATGTATTGCCCCAATTATCAAGACCTGAACTATCAAAGAAAGCCCTATAACCGATTGCTGTCACTCCACTAGCTTGACTGTGTTCTTGACCAGCTTGATATCCAATAAATACACAATTATCAGCACTCGCTAAATCCTCACCAGCTTGATATCCAATTACGACATTGTTAGTAGCATCATTTAATGTATTATCACTAGCGACATCTTCTCCTATAAAAACATTATAATTTGAACCAGGGTCTATAGTTCCTATGCTTTTTCCAAATACAGTATTTGATGTACCATCATCATTATTAGATAGACTAATACGAGAGTTATCATCTAATTTAAATCTTAAATTTCCAGCCACATGGGTTCTTACTTCAGTTATACCAGCAGAACCGCCAAAATAAACTACCCCTCCGTTTGTACCAAGCCACGCTTTACCATTAGTAACATCTGTATCAGATACTTGAATAACTGGATATGTACCTTCAACTTCAAAAGCTGGAGATGCTCCTCCAGTTAATCCATCACCACTAGGTGCGGTAGTTCCCACACCGACACTGCCACCATAAGGATTTAAACTAATATGTTTTGCAGTTGCTGAACCTGCTCCATCTGTGGCTTGTAGAGAAGTATGGGTGTCATCTCCACCAAAAGTTAGATATGAACCACTAGCTCTATTTTTAATTGATAGTGAATAATGAGTACTAAATTCATTTAAGCTGGTAGCATTATTACCAGTATTTCTATCAAGTAAAAATGCTTTATTTTCAGTAGAAAGAGTATGTAATGTATGGGTAGGGGTAACTCCAATACCGACATTACCACTAGGTTCAATTCTCATTCTTTCTACTAAACTTCTACTAGCAGAACTTGTCCAAAATGTTAATCTACCATCATCTTTATTTGTAGTATCAGCACCAGTTTCAAATCTTATTGCAGAAACAGGAGTTATAGACTGATTGACATCCCATATACCAGCAATCTCACCTATTACATAATCATGATTAGCTCCTAACAATCCACCAAAATGAAGTTGAGCCGTATATTGAGAAGTTCCCTGGTCTATTCTAACGTTAGTAGATTGGTTTACTACAGGATGTTTAATGTGTAAATTAGCACTTGGGCTAGTTCCAATACCAACTCTACTATTTGTAGTGTCTACAATTAATACATCACCACCATCTGATGCTTTTCTTACTAGAAATGCTTCAGTATCTGTTTTCTCTATTACTTGAGTACCTTCGATTATTTCATCAAAAGCAAATGAGCCTCCACCTTCTACTTTTAAATCACCCTTAACAACTAAATCTTCTGTGATTGTTATATCACCTTCAACTGTTCCACCACTTGATAATCCAGCAGATATACTGCTTACCATTCCTTTTAACATTCTACTATCCTAACTGCTCCCGTTGTTGTTGATGTTGAATTATAATTAAAATAAATTGTATTCCCTAACCCTCTTGGAATTATCATTGATGTTAATGTGTTTTTAGGGATTACTAAATCATTTGAGGCATTTACAGCTGTTTGAGATGCACTAAAATTAAAATAAATGTCTACTGCACTATAAATCATAATGTTCCCAGTTGACGCTTTTAATAATTTGTGAGTTGTGTTAGTTACATCAGCTGAACTACCAGCAGTACCTGCGGATGCTACTGTCCATTCTCCTCCAACTGTAGTGTTTAGTGCTTCTTGCACTGAATAAGTGTGAATATCTGCCATTTTTCTTCCTCTCTAAGCTATGACAACAGCGTGAATGAGACTGTATGTCTTTAAATTATTTTTTCTTTTTCTTTTTTTTAGACTTTTTTAAAAAAGATTTTTTATAAGGAGCAAAATTATCTTCTCCCATTATTCTTTCCCAACCTGATTCTTTTAAATTGTCTAATTTTTCAGGATGTTTTTCTAATTCAGAATCTTCTAATCTTTGAACTCGACCATTATTTGGTTTTTTCCAATATTGCATATTATCTCCTAGTGTATGGGGGCAGTCGTAACTACCCCCAATACGTTAACTAAGTTATTAGTCTACGTTAGTAAACTTTATACCTCTTTTATTGTCTGAATCATCAATTATCTTGACTCCATACAATAAATCGCTAACTACTTTAGTACCAAGTGCATCAACAGAATACTCACTCTGTACTCTCACTTCCTGCTGAGATGCAAAAGCACACGCAGATTTATGAAAAATAGCACCTGGGATTGTAGATGAAGTACCAGCAGTACTTATAGTATTAGACATATAAACGTCAATACCATAAAGAGAACCAACCATACCAGACCTTAATCCACGATTGCCTTCACCGACAGCATCATTTCTGATGAAGTACTGAGCAATACCAGCAGATGGATTTAAAATGTCAGCAAACAAAGTTGGGTTAACAACCATTGCACACTCACCATCCATATAAGGAATGTCATTCTCACCAAGAGTAGCAAGAGCAGATTCAAAAACCGTGGCAGTCAATGTATCATCAGCAGATAGAGCTTGTGATGCATTTAAACCATCTAATTCACCCCATATATCAGCATCAACCTGACGAGCAAGAGCTTCACCCATCATTTTTGAATATTTAGCTACTAAATCAGCTTCTGATTGAATAAGTGCCACATCTTCAAATAATTTTGCTACATATTTGTGTTTGTTAATTGCTAACTGAGTTGTTGTAGTTGCAGTTGCATCGTAAGATACATCACTACCAGCAGATTTATCACTAGCACTAATTAAGCTCATTTCAGGAATGTTGATTGCATCTCCATATCCTTTGCTACCTACAAGTGCAGAATAGTCATCTACTAATCCACGAAAAACAGTTTTGCGTTCAAAATATTTATAAATTCCATCTGCCCAAATTTCAGGGATGAAATGTTGGTCAGTTGTAGTCGTAACTGGACTACCTTGATAATGTTTAGCCATTTATTTTACCTTTTCATGTATGACTGCAATACTGTCCCCCAGTTTCTTCTTCGCTCATCATCTGACATTTCAACCCAATCAGTTCCTGCTTTAACAGGGATTGTGCCTTTATTGTCAGGTGGATTCACTCTTTCTTCTTCAGCGAACTCTTCAATAATGCTTAAAAGAACCTCGGTTTCAACATTGGCAAATTTTTCTCGTTTACTTTCAGGAAGTTGTGCTAAAGCACCTTCACGAAGTCTTGTATCCATTGCTTCCCATCTTTCCTTATAAGGTTTATAGGATTCAATTTCACTAGCAAGGTCAGTATTTAGTTCTTGCCACTTTTCCTCTTCACGAAGTTTTGCTCTACGCTCTTCTTCCTCTTTTGTTTTAAAAGACTCAAGACTCTCTCTAAGTTTATTTCTTTCTGAAATAACTTCATTTAATCTTGAAATTGGTACATTGTTTTCGACTTGTGTGTCGGTTTCCTGTTTTACATCTGGCTCGATGGTTGTTTCTTCTGACATTTTTTCCTCTTAAGTGAGTGGTTAATTTATGCAAAATTTCCTTGCATAATATGTATATCATAAACTAACTTAAAACACTATCCTAATGCAAGAAAAAAATTACGAATTTAAGAAAAAATGGTTTCAGTATCTTGACTACAAGCCACATAAGGGGCAATTAGCCCTACACTACCCTGAAAAACAAAATGCCAGATTTCATGTAATCGTATGCGGAAGAAGGTTTGGTAAGACTTGGGCTAGTGCTATGGAGGCAACTTATGTTGCATCTCAACCAGATAAGCGTATATGGGTTGTAGGGATGTCTTATAAAAAAGCTAGATTGATTTTTAGAGAAATATGGCAACGAATGGTTGTAGGGCATGGAGAAGATGTAGATAAAGCATCAGAAAAAGATATGTATATTCGTTTTAAGTGGGGAACTACAGTTGAAGGGATGTCGGCAGATAATGCTGATTCATTAGTGGGGGAAGGTCTTGACCTACTTGTAATTGATGAGGTTGCCAAAATGAATAAGAAAATTTGGGATATGTATTTATCTCCAACAGTAGCTGGTAGAAAAGGTAAGGTTATATTTATAACCACTCCAGAAGGAAGAAACTGGATATATGACTTATATAAACTAGGTGATAGTGATAATGACTGGAATAGCTACTCATCTCCTTCATGGAAAAATCAACATGAATTTCCATTGGGAATTAAAGACCCAGCTATATTAGAGCGTAAAAGAAATATGTCTAGAGAATTATTTGGACAAGAATTTGGTGCAGAGTTTTCTGTATTTGAAGGTAAAGTATGGAATTTTAATAGAGAATTAGATACTGGTGATTATCCATATGACCCTAATTTGCCTACATTTTGTACAATAGACTTTGGATACAGGCAACCAGCAGTTTTATTTATACAAACACAATTTGATGGCAATATTGACCATATTAGAATATTTGATTGTATATTGCATAAAAAAAATATTAAAACAGAAGATTTAATTAAAATGATTAAAATAAAAGGCTATCCTATTTTAAGTTATTATGGTGACCCTGCTGGAGCAAATATTCAAGGGCAAACTGGTGCTGGAGATATGGAAATATTTAGAAAAAGTGGAATAAGAGTACTATACACAAGGGATAGAATGAGTAGGAACATAGTTAATAGTGTTTCTTACACAAGGGGTTTTTTTGAAAGTGCAGATGGCACTAGAAGAGTCCATGTACATAAAAATTGCAAAGAGGTCATTGAGGATTTTGAAGAATATAGATATGCAGAATCTCAAGATGGCAAACCAATAAAAGAAGAACCAATAAAAGATGGATACCATGACCATGGAAACGATGCTTTTAGGTATTTTATAATTAATAGATTCCCAATGAAAAATAGGGAAATGAAAAGGATACAAAGATGATTGAAAATATATTAAAAGATAAACTTTCAGAGACTAAACTGCTTATGTCTCAAAGTAGAAGAAATGAAATAAGAAAGCATTTAGATTACTATTCAGGTACATCTACAGAAGACTATATTGCTAATTACTTTAATGCTGATGCTTTTTCTGAAATCCCACCTACAGTTAGTAATTTTACTAGAAAGTTCGTTAATAAAATTAGTAGAATTTATACTTTAGGTGCAAAAAGAAATGTAGAAAATGAAAGATATGCACAGCTAACTCCTACAAAAGATGTTCGTATGAAACACTCTGAAAGAATGACTAGGCTAATTGGAACTATTGCCAATAGAATATATTGGGTAAATGATACATTTGATTATAGACCTATTTATTATTTTGAGGCATATTTTGATGAAGACCCTTTTAAACCCAATTCTATTATATATCCATTATTAAATAATTCATCTGATTTATCTGATACAGGAAAATTACAATGGGAATATTGGGATTCTAATATGTATGCTATATTAGATGAGGAAGGTAAAATACTAATGCAAGAAGATAATCCATATGGAATATTGCCATTTGTTTTTACTCATAGAGAAGACCAGATTGATTCATTTTTTGTAGAAGGAGCATCTGATATTATTAATTGTAACGAGCAAGTAAACATTGCCCTGACTGAAATGAACCTTGGGATGAGATTTAATATGTTTGGTCAGCCGTGGGTTACTGGACTTAATTCAGACCAAAGTTTAGTAAGAACTGGCTCTGATACTATTTTAGATATGGGAGAAGATGGTGCTTATAATATTACTAGTCCTCAAGGAAATATAATGGATGCCATTCAAAATATTAAATTCCAAATGGAGCTTGTTGCATTAAATAATCACTTATGGATTACATGGGCAGAATCAGGTGGTGAAGTACCTAGTGGCATATCTCTAATGATAAAAGACCTAGATAGAAAAGAAGACTATTTTGATGATATAGCCCTCTGGAGAATGTATGAAAAAGAATGGTATGATGTTGAGCGTGTAATTGCTGAATATAATGGCATATCATTACCAGAAGAATTTGGTGTTGATTTTCAAGAGGTTGAGTATCCAAAAACAATACAAGACCAAATAATGAGAGATGAATTTGATTTAAAGAATAATCTAACTACTCATGCTAAGATTATGGTTAGAGACAATCAAGACTTATCATTAAATCAAGCACAGGCTATCATAGAGGATAATAAATCTGTAAACAGTAAAGTAATAGAAGAGGATATAGTTGAAACTCAGGATAGAAGTTAATTATAGTTTTGGTAAGTTAGGCAGGGCTATGCCTAAAATTATAAAAGAATACCTTAGTGAGTATGCTTTAGGTACAGAAAAAGGCTCAAAAGCAAATATTGACAGAGGTTTGCAACCTGATATTGCAGACAGTACAAAAAAACGAAGACATTCAGGCCAATCTAAACTTCCTCTAAAGAAAACCGAAAAAATGTATAATAGTATTAAAGCTAATCAAGATACACTCAATATACTTCAATATGGAAAGTGGCATAATGATGGGCAAGTACCCAGAACAAGTGCCAGACCTTTTATTAGTACTGATGACCAAACTAGAAATAGAATCAATGCAGATTTTAGAAAAAAAACAAAAAATGCTCTGTCTGTTAAAAGAAAATTTGTATTACAAACATAAATATAGGTAGTTTATGATTATTATAGATAAGGAGATTTTAGATGACAAAGACAGAAAATCAATACTACTCAATATTAATCGATTATTTAACACAATTAGAATCACTAGTTAAAGATTTAGATAGAAGACTTACAGATTTGTCAGAAATTGAGATGGCAAATAATCAGCTTTTAGCATCATTAATAGACCTTTCCCAAGTAGAAATTACCTCAAGGACTTTATCTGAAGAAGAATCTTGGAGAGAATTAGTTAAACTTTCAGCACAGCTAGAAAACTGGGAAAAAAACTAAATGTCAAGATATGAAATTGCATTATGGTATTGTAAGGATTGCTCTTGGGTTTGGAAAACTCTAAGCACAGACAATCAAACAGAAGACCAATGCCCAAGTTGCAATTCACATAGGTCACAAAGAGTTATAAAACCTAAAAATACAAAAACTCTAGTATAAGAATATAATATTTTGTAAATTAACTTATTGTTGCTCAAGGTGAGGACAATAAACTTTAACTAGCTTATAGGAGTTAATATGAAATTAACAAGAGTACCCTTACATTTCAACCGAGATGAATTTTTAACCCCCTTTGATAGAATGTTTGATGACATTGTTAGCTCTCAATTCCCTGAATTTGAGAAAAACTTTGGCATTTCATTTCAAAAAGGGTCATTCCCAAAAGTAGATGTAGCAGATTATGATGAATCTATTGTGATTATTGCTGAGATACCTTCTCTAAAGAAAGATGCTTTAAAAATAGAAGTAGAAGACAATATCTTAACAATTAGTGGCGATAAGCACAATTTACATGATGAAGATGTTAGATATATTCGCAGGGAACTAAAACATTCCTCATTTAGAAGGTCATTTCAGTTTTTTAATGACTTACTAGATTCTAAAAATATAACTGCTAATTTTGAAGATGGTGTTTTACGGATAGAAATACCTAAAAAATCACCTGTATTGCCGAAAAAATATAAAGTAGATATTTTATAGTAGTTCTTTTTCTTTTTGAATTACTAGTTTTTGCCATTCTTGTTTTTGCGATGGAGTTTTTCTACCTTTTGGTAGAATAGGAACACCTACTGCGATAGCTCGTTCCCTCCATTGCTTGGCAATCTTTCTTTTATCTTGCTTGGATTGTTTTTTGACATTATTTGAATCTATAACTGATTGTGGTTTTCTGGGTAAAACTTGTATATCTGGCTCATTGTCTACATAACTGGCATCATCAGCCTCTATTTCGACATTTTCAGCCACTTCAGCGTTTAAAAACTTCTCAAAAGGGCTTTGATGATTTGCAACCTCAACTCTCTTGATTAATTTACCTGAATGCTCCAGTATAAGCCTACCAGCCTGTACATTACCAGCCTCAGCCTCACGAATCATACTATTTAATACTGATGGCAACCTAGAACCAAAAGAAATCATATACTTCTGATAGAAAACCTCAACAAACTCTGGGTCTTTAAGCCACTTATGTATAGTTACAGTTGACACGCCTGATTCCTCTGCAACATTTTTTAACATAGCATTAGGCTCATTTACTAATATCTCTATAGCTCTAACCTTAGATGCATTCCAATGTGTAGGTAGATTAACACTCATATACTGTCTCCGAACTTTCTAGTTAATTTAATAGACTTTAAGTAGGCAATAAAAGACTTTCTTTTCAAATTTTTTTCAAAACATTCATTTGACATTTTGGTGAGTAAAGCGTATTACGGAATCGCTCAAAACGCTCATCCTCCCCTAAGGGTTGATAATGAGATTCAGTCTCAATAAGTGCCGAACTTAGCAAGAATAAACAAGACTTGCAACATATTTAAAAATAAATAACTTTTTTGCTTGACTTTATAAGGTTAGCGTTCGCATACAAACAAAGTCCAAACCAATTAAAAAATAAACTTAAAAAGTTCTTGCAATTCTAAAATAGTTATTGTTTATACATCCAATAAATTTAAAATGCAATTAAAATATTTAACTCTTAATGAGATTGAGACTCAACAAGACACCTGATAAATTAGTATAGTGTTTAAACGCTTGTAATGTACTCTATATGCTTGGATAGTTAACTAATGGTATGTATGTATGCCTATTAGATAGATATTAGGATACAGGCGGTTTCCCTTCGTGAAACTATAACGAAATAAATTCGTTATTGAGATTAGATAAAAATAATTTAAAATAAATTAAAAAAAGATTAGGAAGTCTCAAAAATTACTAATAAGATTAGATATTAATTAACTAACTAAATAAAAGGAATAAAAAAAATGGATAAATATTATACCTTACTTATTAAACATGAAATTAACAATAGATGGTCACCTGAATTTGGCGATGAGGATAGAGAATTTGTTCAATATGAATTAGAAGATAATTGGTTAAATAATGGTGTAAAGAAAAAAGATACTAAAATCATATGTACTGATATGAGCCAAAAAGCAATTGATACATATATAGAAAAATTAAACAAAAGGAATAAATAAAAATGATTGTAGTTAATACTATACTAATTGTAATGCTCTATGTAATTATAGATGATTTAATTTATGAAACTAAAAAAAAAGGAACTAACTAAAATGAAAATTGTAAGCAAACTATATATTCAAGGTGATTTAAACTATAATATAGAATCTATAAAAGAAGACTCGGGCAAGTGGTGTAAATTTTTACTTACTTACTCTTTTGAAGACTCTGAGACAGAAAAAAATATTTACATTCTAGCCAATGGCATAGGATTGAATAAAATAATACCTAGTAGCAATGATTGCGTAGATAGAAATTCTTTTATTGATTTAACAATAATAGAAAAATATAAAGATTGTGAACTTAATAAAACTATAAAAGATTATATTAAAAAATTATCTTTTGTAGTTAGGTCAAATAAATTTGGCTTTAATCTTTAAATAAAAGGAATAAATAAAAATGGATATTAAAAAATTAAACGAATTTTTATTAAGACTAGATTATTATTACTATGATGGTGAACGCGTAGAACTGCGTGAAATAGATAATAAAATAGATGAACTAACAGAATTATTAAATGATGCAATAAAAAAAGGTTTGGGTGATTCAGAAGATATGTACGATGATGTGGGGAGAGTGGACTCATGGTAAATCATTTAAGCGTATTTTTAGGTATTGTTATGGGCTTGGTTTTAGGCAGTTCAATTTTTGGAATTGCTCTAATGTTTCAAGCACTGACAATAATTACTCAATTATCACTGTTATCAATGGTAATTTATTTATTAATTAATCAATTTAAATAAAAGGAAAAAACAATGTATATTTTATTATATAAACATCATAGCAATGGTACTTGGAAAAAAGTTTCTGAAAAAAAATATTATTATTATGAAATAAAAAAAATAATTTCTTCACTTGAAAAAATGTCTCCCGCTTGGGAATATAAATTTAAAAGTATTTAATTAAAAAAGGAAAAAAAGGAACTAATATTATGAACTTATTAACACAAAACAGTAAAATAAAAAAAACGTCACAACATTTTAATTTAAAAGTGTTTAATTTTTCAATTCCTGCATATAAAAGTAAAACAGGCGAAATTACCTGCCCACTAGCTGGTGATTGTATAAAATTTTGTTATGCTCAAAAGGGATTCTATAAATTGTCTCAAAAATGGGCTGAATTAAAATTTGATGCAACAAAAAAAGATACTTTTATTAATGATATGATAAAAGATATAAAAGATAAAAAAGCCGATTATATTCGTGTACATGATAGCGGAGATTATTACTCAAAAGAATATTTATTAAAATGGTTTAAAATTGCCGAAAAATTACCGAAAATTAAATTTTATTCATATACTAATAATATTAATATGATTAAGAAATTAAAATCCATACCTAGCAATTATGATTTTATTTTTTCGGATTCGGGCAAACAATCACACTTAATAAACAAAAAAACAGATAGGCACACAAAAATTTTTAAGTCATTAGAAGACTTAAAAAAAGCAGGATATAAGAACGCATCTGAATATGATTTATATAGTACAAAATGGTTTAATGATACTAAAAAAGTTGGTTTGGTGTTTCATTAATTTGTTTGTTTAGTTAGTCGATTAAGCCCCTTTTTAGGGGCTTTTTTGTATCTAATTAATAAAAAACACGCTCTAAATGGCTTAAATTCGAGGTTTTTTTGATTGAGGCATACATAGGTAAGACTAACAAATAAAACTAGCTTTAAATAGCAGATTTGAGAGCTAAAAAAAACAAATATTAAAAATGATTTGAAAAATATTAAAATAAATTTTAAAAAGAATTAAAATGAATTTAAAATTTAAAAATAATTTCTTATTGAGAATAAGTCTCAATATCAATTACTTAATGAGAATGAGTCTCAATAGCAATTTTTATAAATTTACATATAATTTTTTATAATGTCAAGTTATAATTTATAATTTATATTTATAATTTATATTTATAATTTAAAAAAATAACTTGACTTATATTATATATTGTTTATAAGATTGGACAACAATAAAAAAGGAAAAATTATGAACAAATACAAAGTGAATTTAAAGCACGAACCTAACCCTGATATAAATTATGTAAATGGTAGTGGTTATTGGGGATTGCCTAAAGATAAAAACAATATTCTAATTACTGCTAATACATTACGAGAAATACAAGATAAGTTTGATGATTGGAAGAATAGAAATGAATTAGGTGGTGGAAACATACCCTACATCTACATACGAGATACAAAAGATAATAAGATTGCACATATAAGTTATAATTGTAAGGTATGGGATATGGATGGCAATGAAATAACAAAGGAATTATAAATGAGAATGAATCGAGAAAATCCAAAAAATCCAAATATTAGGGTAAAGAATCATTGTGCTAATTATAATACAGGGTATACCTGTTCAGGTATAATGATTAATCCTGATTTAAAACAATGGATTGATTCTGGACTTTGTGGTAAAAAATGTTTAATATCAGATAATAAAGAGTGTGATTATTTTAATTATATAGTTGCACCATCAATAAAGGAGTAACAATGAACATACAATGTAATAAAAAAGATGAGGAAATAAATTATTTAGGTTATTATGCTATGGATAAAAAAAATAATCTATATCAATTCCATTGGGGAGCAGATGATACATTTTATATCATTAACCCAAAAAACCTAAAACTAAAAAGAGCCAATGCTAATGATTATGAGATATTAAATATTGCATATATAACAATATAAATAAGGGAGAATAATAATGAAAATAGCAAATAAAATAATAAAAGTAGACAAAAAAGCAAAGAGAGTTTATAATTGCCTAAAAGAATTTGATATTTTAAAGAATATCAAAGAAGGTAGTATTAAAAATCAAGATGATTGGCATTATTTCTTAGGTTTATTATTTGATGGAGTATATAATGATAAAGACTAACTATATTGAATTAAATAGAATGCTACATGAATGTAGTGAGTTTATCAGGTCAATTTGGGTACATACTGAAGGTGAAGACATGGGAGATTATAACATTCTTAGGAATGAAGTTAATCAGTTGTCAGATAAAGTTAATGCAATGATAATAAAATTAGATGCATATGAGCAAAATAAGAACAAATCTTAATACTGCTAGACGATTAGTTCAGCAATACGAACTTGATACAGAAGTTTATATTGTTGATGGTATGGAGTATGGAAGTTATAATGTGATTAGAGATTGTATATTTTTAAATGAATATTATAATTCATATGAAGAATTTTTAATTACATTATTACATGAAATATGCCATGCTTTAGATAATAAAAGACTAGGAAAAAAATACTTAAAGAAGTATAATCAAGCATCCCAAGTGGCAACACATTATGGTTTAAATGCCCATGACCATAATAAATGGGAAATAAAAGCTGAAAATTGGGCAATAAAGGAGAAAATAAAATGGACTCATTATTAGAATATGATAGAAGGGATAATGCTAATAAATTAACTATGAAATATTACTTTTCAGACCCTGAATGGTTTGATACTAATATTCAGATAGGAGATAGCTTAATTAGGAGCAGAAATAAAACAAAAAAAGTAATACAACCTAAAAGATGTATGGAGTGCAAAAGAATACATCAAAAACCTATTAGGTATAGTGATGGTAAAGTTACCTATTTAAATAGTAGTTTATTTCATAATTTAAAATTAGTTAAGGAGACTTGCTATGAGTGTAAATAATGATAAACTATCATATAAAGATTGGATTAATAAATATCATAATAATCTACTAAATTTATTTTGTAAGTTTATAAAAAAAGAGAAAGTTTACGATTGTGATTTAGCAACATTTTCTAGCTATATGTATGAAACAGATTATAGTTGTAAAGATTATAATAAAGGTCGTAATATTAAGTAATGAAAAAAAGGGTTAAAGATAATTTAGAGTGGATTTATATCATAGGGTTGGTTTCCTCCTTTTTTCCAGCCCTCCACTCATAGAAAGGAGAATAGTATGAAAAGTGCATATTATGGTTCTATACCATTACCAATTAGACATCATAAGGATATTAAACCATATTCAAAATTATTATATGCAGAAATAACAGCTTGTTTAAATGAAGATGGGAAGTGCGTACATAGAAATACGCACTTTAAAAAAGTATTAGATATGGGTTCAACAACATTGTCTAATTCATTAAATGAGTTAAGAAAAGCAGGATTTATACATATTGAAATACAAAATGAAAAAGGAACTAACAAGTTTATTAGACGTTATATTACACCTACCCCTATCAATATATTGGAGGGGGTTAAAGACAAATCAGGGTCTACCCATGCCTCTATTTTGGATGGGGTAGATGCTAATGCTCCTCTAAAAGATGTTATTGCCCCCACCACTATGTTGGGAACATTATTATATAATAATAATAATATAAATAAGATATATACTGATGGCAATAAATCTATAGAAATATTAGATGAGTTAAATAAAAAACAAGTTGACTATTTGAAAAAAATAGTGTATAGTTTCTATACTAAAAAGAGAGAACAAATGCCAAATATAATAAAATCAAACTGGGTATCAGATAAGAATCTTATAAATGATTCTATAAATACTCTTTATATGATTATAAAATTAGATGATTATTCAGAGCAGATTGTTAGGGATGTTATTAAGTGGGCAGTTGATGATAGTTTTTGGGGTAATGTTTTAATATCTCTTAGAGGTCTTAGAAATAAATCTAAGAATGGACAAAGTAAGTTTACTAATTTGTATGTAAATTATCAGAAAGGAAATAAATAATGATAGACATATTGAGTGTATTAGTGGCAATAATAATTTGTGGTTTATTAATTGTTATTGCATATTTAGAAACAGAGTTGAATATAGTAAAAAGAAAATTAGCTGATTTAAGGTTTCTATATGACCTTAGAAAGTAAAGGGATATATGTTAGGGCATCTAGTGGACAAGAGAAAACTAAATGCCCTAAATGCTCACCAAAAAGGAGAAAATCATTTGACCCTTGTCTATCAGTCAATATAGATGAAGGTGTTTGGAATTGCCACCATTGTGGCTGGAAAGGTTCACTACATAAAAAAATGAAAACTATAGAACAAGTTCTTATAAAACCAAAACAAGAAGTCAATACTCAATTGCCAAAAGATATTATTGATTGGTTTAATGATAGAGGAATATCTGAATCAGTTCTTATTGATGAGAATATTGGCTTTAATAATAGTTGGATAGAATTTCCATTTTATAAAGATGGTCAAATTGTTAATATCAAATCTAGGACATTGACAAAGGGATTTAAGCAAGAGAAAAATGCTGAAAAATGTTTTTATAGATTTGACCATTTAATAGGAATGAAAACTATTATTATAACTGAAGGTGAGATGGATGCATTATCTCTAGTACAAAGTGGATTTAATAATGTTGTTTCAGTTCCTGATGGAGCAACTGCACCTAACTCTAAACCAACAGATAGAAAATTTAGTTATTTATTATCTGCTGAAGAACATTTTATGAATGCTGATACAGTTATATTATGTACAGATAGTGACCCTTCAGGAAAACATTTAAGAGAGGAATTATCTAGGAGAATAGGCAGAGAAAAATGTTTTAGAGTCACATATCCTATGGACTGTAAAGATATGAATGATGTGCTTGTTAAGTATGGTGAAGATAGGGTGACTGAGGTTATATCTGAGGCACATCCTTATCCAATTGAAGGTGTGGTAACAATAAATGACATTACTGAAGAGGCGATAGATTTATTAAATCAGCCTGAGCATAAGGGATTATCAACAGGATGGGTCGATATAGATGATTATTACAGGATTAGTCATAGTGAAGTGACTGTTGTTACAGGAGTGCCAAACATGGGTAAATCTGAATGGATGGATGCTTTAATGATTAATATGGTTCAGGATTATGGTTGGAAGTTTGGTATATTTTCTGCTGAGAATTTTCCTGTAAAGCATCATTTACTGAAATTAGTTGGCAAGTTTGCATCACAGCCATTTTATGGTGAAGAAAAAATGTCTGAAGAAATTGCAAGAAACTCTATGAAAATACTAGATGACCATGTTAAATTTATAGGTACTCAAGAAAATTCAGTTACATTGCCAGAAATAATGGAACAAGCTAGGTTACTTAATTATAGGTATGGATTAAATGGACTTGTAATTGACCCTTGGAATACATTAGAGCATAAATTTGGAGATGGAGAAAATGAAACTAACTATCTTTCAAGAGTGCTTTCTGAGTTAAGCACATTTGCCAAGATAAATGAAATCCACATATGGATAGTAGCACACCCTAGAAAAATGGAAAATGATAGTAACAGAAAACCTGTAGTTCCCAACCCTTATGATATAAGTGGTTCAGCTAATTGGTTTAATAAATGTGATAATGCCATTACAATTCATAGGCATCGAAGTGAAGATGATGACTATGTTGGAGTTCATGTTCATAAAGTTAGATTTCAGTATAAAAATGGAAAGCCAGGAATGGGTAAATTAAACTATAACATTAAAACAGGAAAGTACATACACTATGATGAGAAACCTAAAGAAAATCTTTTTAGATAGAATTGAAAAACTACCTAGTCATGCTGGTAAGAATAAAGATTATCATATGAGAAAAACAAGAAACAGACTCCATAATGAATTTGATGCGATTTGGGTTAGGTATAATAATAAACAAGCTACTTTTTCTCAATGGGAAAATGCATTAGAGAAGTGGTTAAGTTCGGAGTGCATATGAAAGTTAAAAGATACATAGTAACACCTGATAAACATTTTCCTATGGCTGATATGAAAGCTATAAGTGTTGTTTGTCAGGCTATAGAGATTATAAAACCTGATGGATATATAGATTTAGGTGATACAGGAGAGTGGCATTCCGTGAGCCATTGGCAGTGGAAAAAGAAAAAAAGACCACCACTAGAATATCAGATACCATTTGTTGATGAAGAGATTGCTCAAGTTAATAAAGGCATGGATATAATAGACGAGTCTTTAGATAAAGCTAATGTAAAGATAAGACATTTTATTGAAGGTAATCATGAGGATTGGCTTAATAGATTTGTAGAAGAAAACCCTTACTTAGCTGAAAATTATAAAGTACCTAATGCCTTGAGATTAAAAGAACGTGGTTATAAATATCATAGATTAGGTAAGATGTTAAAAATTGGTAAGTTAAATTTTTATCATGGACATCATTATGCAGGTATTCAGCATACTAGAAATCACTTACTTAGAATGGGTGGTAATGTTATGTATGGTCATCATCACGATATACAACAATCTAGCGTAACTCATATTGATGGTGTTAAGTCTGCATGGTCTATTGGGTGTTTAAAAGATATGAGTGCAGAGGCTAATGAATGGCTTGGTAATAGGTCACATAATTGGCAACACGCTTTTGCTATTGTAGATTTTTATCATAGTGGATTCTTTACAGTTCACTTAGTTCAAATAGTAGATGGCAAAACATCTTTATGGGGAGAGTTAATTAAAGGTTGATAAAGAATATTAATATTTTGTAATATTTAATATGATAAGAAAGGAAATATTTATTTGTTCATAGTAAGTATGTTGAACCCCAAAAAGAGCCTAGCTTATCCTTTCTCTAGGCTCTAAAATTTAAAGGAGATTATATGTTATATCACGCAACATTTACATGGCATAATTATACTGAAAGTAGAGATTATTTTCGTACAGTCACTAGAAATTCTTATGAGGACTTATTAGAATCTATAGAAGAGTATTTGCATTCATATGAACCTAGGAATGCTGAACTAGAAACTTGTGCCTGTGAAAGCTATGATGGTGAAGAATATGAAGATATTACTAATAAGGTAAAGGTAGAGTTGGGTTTATGAGCTATAATCCTAATTTTGACATAGACTTAGAGTTTGGTCAGGTATACGAAGAAAAGATTAAGAAATTGCTAGAATCTAAAGGTAAAATAGAAGTAAAGACTGAACGTGATACATGGCTTAAAACAGGCAATATAGCTATAGAATTTAGATGTAGAGGTAAGAAGTCAGGTATAGCAAGGACTAAAGCAGATTGGTGGTTTCATGTACTTACAATCAATGAAATTATGGTTGGAATGGTATGTTTTCCTGTAAGTAAATTAACCCTACTAATGAGAGCATTATATGATAAAGGCATTGCTAGAAAAGTGATGGGTGGAGATGATAATGAATCAGAGATGCTATTAGTGCCTTTAAAAGAATTATATTCAAAAGAATTTTATAAATAATAACAGGAGATAAAATGGAAACCAAACAACTAAAAATACCAACAAATGGAAGTGCTATTGTAGAGTTTATGTTTGATGAACCTAAACAAGGTACTAATACCTATGGCAATTGGAATTTATATGGTTTAAAACATAATGGAGAAGATGCTAGTTTATTTGCTACTGATATGTTACATAGCAAAATACAACATTATAGAAAAGGTGACGTGATTGAGATAGCTAAGAATGAAACTGAAGGTGGTAGAATTGCTTGGGAAGTTACACCAAAAGAAGGTACTCCTGTAAGAGATGCATCTAATACAACCCCAACTCCAAAACCACAATCAATGGATGATAGGACAGCAGATATACACAAACAAGTATGTTTAAAGTTAGCTGTTCAGAGCATGGGTACTGAGTTTGATATTCAAGAGATTGAGTCTAGGATGTATAGCTTACTGAGCGTTCTTCATGGTAATCAATCAGATGGTATGCCAATTTAGGTGAAACGAACCTTAATAAAGAAGTTAGATAATGCGTGGGCTAAGAAAATTAAAGAATATGGTATGTGTGAAAAATGCCATAAAACCAAACCGCTTAATGCCCACCATTTCTACTCTCGTTCAATTAGGGCTGTAAGATGGGATGTAGAGAATGGTTTTTGTTTATGTGTTGGGTGTCATGTATTTAGTTCTAATTTCTCTGCTCATAAGACACCAGCAGAATTTTTTGAATGGGCTATTGAAAGAAGAGGCACAGATTGGTACGAAAAATTAAAAGAAAGAAAAAATTCAGTAGTAAAATTTGTTGATGATGATTGTGAAAAAATTATAAAAGAAATTGAAAGTTTTAAAATTGCTCCATAAATTTTATTTTCTAACTAAGTGGTTTTTATTAATTAACTTGTTATTAATTGAAATAAGACAAGCATACATTATGCTGTTAACAAATGGTTGGCTACCTGTGGAGCAAAAATTTAAATTAAGGAGTAAATTATGATAGAAATACTATTAATGTTTATATTAATACTAGTTGTTTATAATAGCAATTTATGGGAAAATGGAGATTGGGATACTACATTTTCTAAATGGGTATACTGGAGAAATAAATGAAAGTACCTGATTTTATAAAGTGGGCAGAGTCAATGCAAAAAGAAGAAAATAGACTTATGCTAGTTAAAGGTAAAGAATATACTGTATCAGATGAAGATAAGTTTAAAAATTTTAAAAGCATTGCAGAAAGAATGGGATTAAAAGCTGAACAAGTTGCCATGATTTATTTATTAAAACATATGGATTCAATTAGGAATTATCTTAAAACAGGCAAAGAGTCTAGTGAAGAGTCTATTATGGGTAGGATACAGGATGCTAGAAACTACTTATTATTATTAGGTGGCATCATTGAGGAGAGTAATTCTGCCAAAAAATAAATTTGGCTCTATACAATGGGTTATAGATGCTTTATATACTGATGTAAAAGAAAAAACCCATAGAAGGCCAAGAGAAACAGATGAAATAAGGGCTGATAGAAATCTTTCTTGGTGTCCTGAATGTAAAAGAAAATGGAATATGTTTGATGGCAGACTGTGGGCTTCAAAAGATATTAAACTATGGAAAGAAAAAATTTGTCCTAGATGCGATTCCCTTGCAAAATAGAAAATGGTAAATTAATTATACTGAATAGGTCTGAGTTTGACTCTATTATAAGTAATTTAAGTGGCAATTACTATATTGAATTAAAGGAAACAGGAGTTAGGTCAACTCAGCAAAATAATTATTATTGGAGAATTGTTAATCTATTAGCTGATGACTTGGGTTATACTGATAGAGAAATGCATGATGCTATTAAAGAACATTTTAATATTAATAGTACTAAGGTGCTAACAACAAAAGAGTTTGCAAAGTTAATAGAAAGAATTATTAGATGGTCTGCAATAGACCTAGGTATTGTTATTCCTGACTCTAAAACTCTTCTTCAATCTTCATAGCTATATTAAATACATCAGGAGCAACCTGAGTCATATCTAAGCTATTCTGAGCAAATCTAGCAAATAAATAATCAGACTCACTTGTGCTTGTACCATCTTGAGTGAATATAAAAGGTGTATGACTGCCATGTGTTGCACTCCATATATCATCTACGACAGAGTTGTCGTTAAAGCTACTATAATCATCAGGCATAATATCTGTTGAATTTAAATAACTAAATTTCATATCATAAGATATTCGACCACCATACATACCTCTTTCTCCATTAGATGTATAATCGTGAAATGGCGATTTACTTTGGTCTGATGAATATATCTTACCATAGCTAGACATATTAGAATATCTTTGACCACCTAAAGATTCTTGTATTTTAGCTTTATCAAACTTAATGCTTCTTTTAACACTTAAATCAGGACTATGTGGCATATCATAATACTCACCTATAAGTATACATCCTATTTTTAAATCATTTGTTCCATCAAAATTACTACCATCACTACCTTCAAATTGTATTCCCCAGTCTGAGCTTCCAGCACTTGTAAAAGTAATTAAAGTATGACCATCTGATTGAGGAGTAACTACATTTGACCCTACTGTACCATTTAATGCAACTGTTGGGGTTATAACTGTACCCCCAGTAAAACCTATTGTTTCTACTTGAGATTCAGTACCATAGCCTACTTTAAATTTAGCATCTGCACTTTTCATATTGTGATTAAGTATTGCAATAAAATTAGTTCTATAACTACCAAAAGCAAAATCAAACCTAGTGACAACTGTATCTGCTTGAGTTGTAGCTGATGCTGATGTATCAAAAGTAGCTTGATTAAGGGGTTTCATATCAATTAAATCTGCCACTACACTTCCACTTTTTAAACCTACTGTATTATTTCCTGTGCTAGTTGCTTGTATTTCACAAGATTGAGATATTGACCTTCCCCTATTAAGTAGATAATTTACTCTATCAACATAAAATCTTGGTTTTCTTATATTCATGTTTGCCATTATGTTATCGCTCCTATTTCTCTAGCTGTAAATTTTAAACTTCCCATAGTTCTTGACAGGGATGTAATCATAAATACCACATTAGTAAATGATTTACCAAATGCTTTTTCTGGATACATATCACTAAAGTCAACTGTATCTCCTATATCTATATCATAAAATTTGGGATTTACTATTTCTCCTGAAATATTTACTTTAATATCTCCAAAAATATTGTCATAGTATGTATAAAAATCATCATTAGGATTAGAACTTGGAGTAGATGGTATTTCAGGTAAAACATAAGCATCTAAATTTACACTAGCAATATTTTCTTTTGTATCAATATTATAATTTGAACGAGATGTATTATTAGAGGCATCTTTTTTAAAATAATACCCATTACCACTTGGACTTTTTTGATATTCTATTGACATTTTTGTTAATAAATCAGAGTAGCTATCCGATTGAATATTTACACTTGATATATCATTTTTAGTAAATGTATAATCAGTTGAGCTATAAGAATCTTTAATAAAAATATATTGAGGTTCACTAGTATTGCCTTTTTTATATTTAAATATAAACCCACCTTCATATTGTAATTTTTCTAATTCTCTTTTTAATTCAGTAGGTTTTAATTTCCAATATCTAATTTTCCAATCTTTAGCTGAATCTAAGTCAGACCAACCATCTATTGTATTTATATTAGATGTATTTAACCCTGTAAATCTATTTAATAAATCTAAATGAGCTTCATGTATTTCTGTTATATCATTACCTGATAAAGCGGTAATTCCATGCTTTAAACCATCTGCTCCACAATAAAATTGTTTTATTTTTGCTAATGTATTATGGTCATCAATGGCAAGGTCATTACTTGGGTCAAATTTATGTATTAATTGTGTATAATATAGTCTTAAAGAATGCATTTTTAAAATAAAATCTTCAGGATTAAATGCAGAATTACTATCTGCTGTTAATTTAAATAATACATTGTCAGGTGTCATAGCACTAGTATATCCAGAACCAGAAGGTATGTTAGATGGAGATAAATTAAATTCCATATCATATCTTCCAGTAGTAATAGATAGATATGTTCCTCCAGTACCACCTTGTACTACGTCATTATAAAATCTCACTTCATTACCATCTTGATTAATTAAATCATCTTCTGGGTCTAAAAATCTATGAGAAAAAGCATCCCAATGAATAACTTGAGGATTGCTTACTGCTGAACTATCATCATCTATTGCTGTTGCTCTAGCATGAAATCCATCTATTCTTTCATATGTAAATTGTTTAGAAGGAGTTGTTACCATAATATAATGCGAAGATTCTGCTGATGTGTCAAATACAGGAGATGTAGCTACTACAGTTTCATCTAAAGTACCACTAGGACTCCATTTAAACATATTATCTTCATTAGAAAAATATGTAACTGCACCTTTATTACTATCGTCTGCAATAGATGTAGTAATCATACCCCTAAAAGATGCATTATACCATGTACTACTAACTTTTGATTGTAGCCTCGAGCTAAGTATATTAAATCCAGAGCTATCTAAATTAGTCTGAGTATCAGAATCTACTCTATTAGAATCTGCATTCCAAACTGCAATAGATTGTCTTAGTGGAATAAATTGACCATTTGTACCCTCAACATAATTATGAATGTATGCATTATCACTTGCACTATACGCTCTTGGCATTAATGTCCATACAAAATCTGTAGTTGTTTGCAATACAGGAACTGGAAATACTGTTCTAGTTCCATAGGCAACATTATCTGCATTAGCTGTTGAGTTACCATCGGAAGGGTCACGACCTATTCCATATGAGCCGTAAACTACTGGTTCATAAACATTATAATCTTCATGTTTATTTTGAGGAAATGATATAAAATCCCATGGGCGATGTGAACTAAATATTAAATTAACATTATTTCCATCTGTAGAAAAATCAATTAATCTAAAATTGCCAATTGTAACAGCAGAATCATTATTAATAACAGATTTAACTGTAGTGTTTCTATTAATAAAATAATTAACTGAACCAAATATAAATTCACTAATTTTATTTCCCTTATATTCAAAGTCAGCAATAGTAATAGTAAGATTAGATGTTTTTGCCGTTGACCTTTTTAAATCAATAGAATCCCTAATAGATGGATTATTTAAAATAACTCCATAATAAAAATTTGTTCCATCAGAATAATCTTTTAAAGCTATTCTAACAGTACCGCTACTACTACCAGCATACTCAATATCAAAAATCCAATTTTCTACAATATTGCTAATATTTGCACTTCCAGAACTAAAAGACATTAAGCAAATCCCCCATTAATAGTTTTATCTATTTCTGGTATTAATGTATCTCTTACAAATTCTTGATTACCAATCATATTGCCTTGTATATTTATTGTAACTCCAGTTCCACCACCTTGATTCATCTCAGCTAAATTTTCTAAACCTATTGACTCTACAGCGTTTCGTGACATTACAAATTCTCCTTGTTCTGCTTCTATTATTGTACCACCCTGAGAATGTCTATTGCCACCTACTAAACCACCTGTTTCAAATTTTTGAGCATTAATTTTATTTACATTCGACAATCCAGTTGCTATGACTCCAGCCATTGCAATAACATTTGTAGGAAATGGTAATTTAGAATTTAAAACTTTATTACCAGCTCCATATGCATCAATAATAGCTTGTGCTAATGCAAGATTTTTACCAAGCTCAAATGTTTTTTTATTACTTTGAGCTAACTGTGACAATGCTCCTAATGTATCGCTAACAGTTTTTATTTTTGCCTGACTTAATCTATGTTCTAAAGTTATTTCTTGCCCAATAAGTTCTAAATTTTTCTTTCTAAATTCTTGTTCAGTTATACTTCCATCATTTTTCTTTAACTGATTTAATATTCTTTGGTCTTCAATTAAACTTAATTCTTCTTGAATTGACATTCCTCCTAATAATGCTTCATTTTTATTCCTAAGAATATCAAGTTCTTGCTGTGCTATTTCTTTTCTGTAAAGACCCTTTGTAATTGCTTCTCCATCTACACCATTTTTATCTTCTTGTATTTTAGTTGAATCAACAATAGCTTTCATATTTCCTAAATTTAATTCTAGTAATTTTTTATCTATCTCTGCTAATTTTTCTTTATTAATTTTTTGGATATGTAGTGCATCCATTTTTTCTTTAGAACTTCTTCTTTCAAAATCATCTACTGCTTTTTGAGCTTTAGCTCTTCTAGCTAATAATATTACCATAGCTTCTTCATTTGAAGTAAATTCATTAATTGGTTTTCTTGCTATAGTTATTGAATTAAAATAACTTGTTGCTGATTTTGCTAAACTAGTAAAAACACTAGCCATTGTTGTCATTAATGGAGCTAATACATTACCTGTAGCACTAGCTAAATCAGATGATGCAGAAGATAACTTGTCATATACATCTTGAGTTGTAAGTGTTTCAGCACCAAGTGTTTTTACTTTAGCTCTTGCAGATTCCATTGTAGCTTGTAAAAATGCTTGTTTTTTTTCTGCGTCTGTTAATTGTTCAACATTTATACCTAATTGTTTAGCATAAGATTCATACGCTTCATCAGCTTTAACAATAATACCAATGTTATCTAACATTAATCGTGATTGCCTACCTATACCAGTAACAAGTGATTCAACTGATGATGCAGTATCCCTACCTAATGCCCTACCAAGTCTTTGTGCAATATCAAACATTTCAGCCATTTCATCAGAATTTTTACTAACCCCAAGCACCATTGCATTGTTTGCTTGTTGAAATAAATCAAATTCAGACATTGTATCATTAGTAGCATTTTTTAATTTTTCTAATGAAGCCCTTGAACCTTCAGTAGAACCTATAAGAGTGTTAAAAGCACGACCCATTGATTCTACTTTAGATGCTTGAACTGCAAACCTTCCTAACTGCCTAACTCCTAATGCCATAGCAAAATTAAATAATAACATTTTAGACCTTATAGTAGCAAATGTGCCACCTAAAATTCTAGTAGGTTTTCTAGTTCTTTTTATACTTTCATTTAAACTATTTTGTGTTCCTGTTAAATTTTTTGATGCTCTATCAAGAGATTTGATAGCATTAATTAACCCTTGTTGACCATCAGGTATAAATTTTACTGTTATTGTTTGTTGTGCTTTACTTGCCATTGTTCATAGCCTCAGCTTTCTTGCGTTCTATTGTATTTTTAATTAAAAAACTCTTTTCTACCCATTTATGCGGTTGCTCACCATATGTACCTTTATATGGAGATATGCCAAACTGTTGAGAATATATGTATCTGGAAATATCTTTTTGAGACTGTGCATCAAGAAGTACATTTGGACAGGCAAAAAAGGGTAACTGCTTTACTACAGATTCAGCTATATTAAAACTATTACCCTTATAATTGCTTTGCTTAACTTCATCAACTAAAAGCTCCATAACCTCTGTAACATCACTCTTTGATGTAAACATACGAGTTTCGTATTTTCCATCGATTAAGATAGGAATTTGAGCTTTATAAGGATATGTATGGTACATACATCCCCCACATTGATTGGTTACATGAATGTTGTATTCTAATGTGAGGGTTTCTATTCCCCCAAGCGTTGATAATCCTGTATAGCAAGTGATAACTCATTTTTCTCATCATCGGTTAAAGATTTAATGAACTTATCATCTGCACCATCAGCACCTTTACGAATCCATGCTGTTCTAGCTTTAGCTAAGTTTTTTATTGCTACTAGATTATCACCATCATATTTCATTTCAGGCACATCATTGCAGAAATCTATATCGTCTACTGACATTTCTTTTATTTTAACTTCTTTATCAGTAGATAGCTTAACACTCTTCATTATGAAGTAACATCAATTACAACAAGAGCATCACTTCCATCGTCAACTGCTTTTAATGAGCAGTCTAACATCATAATATCTCCTTCAGAGTAAGCAACATTAGTTACAATTCCATTTTGTATATTGACACCAAAAGCATTATTATTGGTAATTAAAAATAGATTACCAGCCGATATCTGACTGTTTAGTACAGTTGCATCTTGAACATTTAAATAATTAATAAAGCCTTTTGTGTTCCCATCATACTTAACTTGAGTGTCTACAGTAACTGATGTTTCTGCTCCTCTAGAAACAGATTCAAACCCATTACTTGTAACTCCAGTAAAAACTGCTGGATTATCTATAGTTAAGGTAAATGATTGCATTATTGTATCAACATTAAATACTTTAAATCCACTACCAGTAGTAAGAGATTTTGTTGTTGTATTTGCATATGCAGTACCACCAGCTAAAGCACTAGATTCATCTAAATCAGCAACAAATCCTGATTGTAATGTTGCAGAAAATTTATAACGACCACCTTCTTCTCCAGCATCAGCAGATAATGCAAAGTTAGTTACAACCATTCCTGGCATTTCTAAAGATGTTTGATTAGTGTGGTCTGATGGCTTAATAACAACTGTCATTGATGATGTATCATTTGCAACACTTGAGCCATATAATTGTGATGATGGGGTAAAGCCTGATGCAATAGTTGGGTCACCAGATGTGCAATTTGTAATATTATACATTAACAAGTTATGCCCTGTATCATTATGCATAGTTCCAGAAATAGAAAGCTCAATAACTTTTAAAGTATTGTCCTGAAAAAAATCAGCTCGTTTTAAAGTTCTGCCACTACCACTTCTAACATCTAATACTTGATTGACATTAAGTGAAGGCATACTAACTGAGTCTACATCTAACTGATACATCCCACTAGTTGCTAGAACACTAGTTCCAGCAGTTGATTCAGCTTTAACCCAGACCTCAAATTCTTTTGGTGAAAATGCGTGTGCAACTGTAGCCATTATTTACTCTCCTTTTTATTTTCTTTAAATTTTACAAAGTTTTTAATTGAATCAGAAATGTCCTTAACTGATATTTCTTTACCAGACTTAAGTTCTTCCCAATCCTCAAATGATACTCCACATTCTTTCCAACAATTTGGAAGATTAGAGTCTTTATTTATAAGTTGTATTTTCATATCGTATTCCTTATTACTTTATGATATGTTTCCTAAGTATTTACCTCTCCATTCCCATCTAATAACATTTAAACCCTCAATCAATGCTTCATCTTCTTCTAACTCATTGATACGAGCAGTTGTAAATCTACCATCAAAAAATGTATTATTCATATTTTGAAAG